AACCCGAACTCCAGCCGGCGCCCGTACGGAACGTCCGTGCCGATAAGGGCAACCTCGCGGATCCCTTCGGTGCTCATCTCCACATGAATGGAACGGCGATAGGTGCCGGTCTTGTAGGGGGCAATGGCTTTCACGTCGTTGGCGTAAGCCTGCCCCGCGAGCCTGACGGCGTTCCGTTCGTTCTTCTGGATTGCCGCTCCTATCCGCTGGATATCAGAGGCCATCCGTGCAAGCCCGGAGAAATCGAACGAGAACCCTGCCATCAGGAGCCTCCGAAGATTTTGGTAACTACCCAGTTCCCGACAAGAGATATCACGAGGGACGCTGCCACGGTATAAGCGACAACCTGCGTGCGGAAATCCTCCAGCGCTGTAACCCGCTTATCGACCTTCTCCCGCCGGTTCCCGCAGTTAATCTGGCATTGCTGGATGCTGGCGGTCAGGGCGTCGATCTTATCGCTCATCCCCTTAACAACGGTCACGGTTTCCCGGAGGGCTGCGAAATCTTCTTTGGTGAAAGATACGGATTCGTCGTCACTCATTCAAACCACCGCCGCGATGTCGCAGGAGATGTGGGAAACGGTCGCCTGTGCCGCCTCGTAGACCTGGTAAACGGTGTTAATCTGGAAAGTCTCCGCAAACCCGGTGTCCGTGCTGGCAATGGTATCATTGACTGATACCGCTGTGCCGGCAGGGAGAAGCACCCGGGGGGATGTCTGGATAACAACAGGCGAGCCCGTGAACCGCTGCACCGGACGGACGAACCGGCAGGATACTGCCGTGCTCACGTCCGTGTAGGTCAGCGCCCCGTAAGCGTCCAGGGCTTCGGCTGTGGTGCCAGCCGATACCGCTGCACCGGGCGAACTGTTGTTGTCGATCAGTACCTCGTTGTTCTGGAATACTCCCGATACGGTGTGCAGGGTGAGCGTTCCTGATGCCTGTGCGCCCGTGGATACAATGATCGCGGTTGCGTGGCTGGTGGCGCCCGTCAGGGTCTTGGTGGCAGTGAACACTGCGGTCCCGCCGTCATACGCCAGCGTGAAATTCTGCGCCTTGTGGTTGATGGTTGCCGAATGGACCAGGAACACGGACGGAAGTACCATTTAATGGCACCTCGTAGTCCGTACCCGTGACACCCGGATGCCCGTGCCATTCACGGCGCTGACATACTGGTCAATCGCACCCATCGCCTTCTGCTCAAGCGCAAGGATCTCGGCTTCGGGTGAGGCACTAAAAGAGATATCCCCGCCAACTGACAGGGAGTTCGGGCGGCTCAATTCGTGAGCCTGCCGGCGCTTGATCTTGGCGATGGTGAGATAGATGCTGGCAGTCTTAAGCTGGGTCGCGGATGCCGGGGCCGTGATACCCTTCTGCGTGAGGATATCGGTGATCTCGGCATCGCTGCGGGCGATCAGGCTGGTGATGTTCGCGGTGGTGAGCGTTCCGCACGCTGTCCCGGATTCCAGCTGGACTTCGTCATACGTGCAAAATGCCATCGGTCTTCCGCCTCAGTAGTTCCGCGTCGTGTTTCATCTGCCCCTCTCCGTCTTGGATTTCCAAAAAGGTGATGTCGTCTGCGGAAAGGTTGGATGAGTCCATCTCTCCCGCATTCTTGTCCCGCTCATACGAACGGGTCAGGTATTTCCCGCAGTTCCTGGTGGTAAGCATGGGGGTCATTCCCCCGGATTATGCTCCACCGTATTCGACACGGGAGATCGCGTTGGCGAGGCCGTACTGACAGGCCACACGCATGGATACCTTGCCGCCCACGAGATCACGGGTTGGGTCGCGGTAGTCCTCAACAAAGATGTCCTGACGCATCCCGATACCACCAACCTTTGCTTTGTTGAAAAGGCACATGCCGATGTACCCGTCAGTGGGTGCACCCCATGTATAGGATGTGGACTTGAACGGGGTGGTTGTAGTCGTCAGATCGACACCGCATTCATACGGTTTGCAGCCGAGGATCATCGGGAGCAGGCCGGTCCGCATCTGTTCCTGTGCGACCGGGTTGTATGCAATCGGGGTGTAGTCCTTGAAGATGTAGGTCTCTACCTGCGGGGCGTAGACCAAGGTGTCGGCGTTGAATGTGTCGGCCTTGATCAGGGCCTTGGCTTCGCGGATGGCGGCGGCACCGCCGAGGACGCCAACAGCGGCGTTGATATCGTACTCGTTCCCGGCGTTGTCGAGAAGAACCTGGAGCATCCACTGATTGAGGGTGTTCTCACAGGCTTCCCCGGCGGCCCGGACTTCCATCTCAATGACGGCAAACTGGGAGTCATCCACCATCTCTTTGGTACAGAGCGGGATCTCCCCGATCTTCTTTGACGTAAATGTCCGCTTGGTGTACTCCTGATTCCTGATAGGGAACTCTGCACCCTCTCCAACGACCGGAGCATACCGCCCGGATTCCCCAATGGGGATATCCATGACGTTGCTGATCATCGGATAGATGTTGACCGCATCACGCATACAGCGGGCGGGCTGTGCACCGTCGATAACGGTCCGGTTGATCTCGGTCTGTACCAGGGTGGTCCCGGTGATGCTCTCCGAGAGGAGTAGTTCACGGGCGGGCTTGATCTTGCCGTCTTCGCCTTCAATCATGTACCGGGTGCCGGTTTCACGCTCGAACGCTGCAAGATCGCGAGTGATGATCAGGTTCTGGAGCCGTTTCTGTTCGGTTGATTCGGGTACAAACGCGGCTTCAAGGGCCCGGATTAAGAGTTGTGTCATGGTTTTCAGTCCCTCCTTAGGTCGCTGCGCAGACCGGCGCGGAGAATTCAACGATGATGTACCCTTTGCCGCCAACGGTTGCAGCACCGGCTGCGATATCCTCCTGAAGCCGCCCGACCGCGTTCTGGAGCCCGACAACGGTGTCGTGTGCCTGGATTGCGGGGTCACGAACAATGCCGCATCCCGCGACGGTTGAGACACCGATGATATCACCAGCGTCTGCGGTTCCGTCGTCTGCGGAGAGCATGATCAGGACTTCACATCCCGCTCCGTAAACCATGAAGTCGTCGCCGGCTGCGGCTGAACAAGATGCCACACCGGCAGGTGCACCCGTACTTGATGTCGCGGGAACCACAGAACGGCTTACGCCAGTTGCGGAGAACGATACGATCTGACCCGAGAGAATTGCGCTCTCGGCTTTATAGGTGGGCGTCTGTCCGAGCCGTCGGGGTTTCGGGTTGAATGCGACCGGGGTTGTTGCTGCCATGTTACTGACCTCCTATTGTGCCCTTTTTCCTGTCAACCGGAACGTAAAACTCCGGCAGGGCTTCGAGTTCGTGTGTTGCGCCTGCTCCGGTGGCAGGGGTGCCGTCCCTCTCCAGCGCGTCGATGCGGGCTGCGAGTGCCTTGATCGTGCCCACGGCTTCTGAGAGTTCCTTCGGGATCTCTGCCGGGGTGGGCTTCTGTGCCTTGACCGCTTCCAGTTCCTTGGTAACGGCCTCAAGTTTGGCTTCCAGTTCTTTGGTGTCCATTTCTGGTTCCTCCGGCGGGATTGCCGGGGTCTCCTTCGGTGCGTCAGATGGCGGCTGCTCGTTCAGTCTGCATAACTTACAAGCGCCCTTGTTCACGAACGCAAAGCCCGAGAACGTGAGGGTATGAGCCTCCATCTGGCGGGTCGCAGGATTCAGCCGTTCATCCCCGCCATGCTCGACACTGACAAAAGAGATCAGGCCGTGCCTGATCATTTCCTGCATATCGCGGGACTTCTGGGTATGCGGGTGGACTCTGACATCCGACACGACAGCCGGGTGGACCTGTCCATCCTTGCCGGTGAACTGTCCATAATGCGGGTTGACCGCTTCGGCTACCTTATCGGTGCTGTCCCGGGGCACACCCCCGAGATGCCGCGACCAGCCGGACGTATCCGACCAGTTCCCTGCATACTCTTCCAGGGCCTTCGCGGGATAGAACAGCGGCGTCCCTACTGCGCTATCCGTCCATTGTCCCTCCGCCAGCATCGGCACGTCCCTGATCAGGAGGCTGCCGTCCGGCTCGGTGACCATCTGCCCTTTCAGGAAGGGCATAGCGAGCGCTCGGATATGTTGAACAGTGCCGGCGCTCTCTCGCTGATCGGAGCCTCCGGTGTTGGGTGGTGTATCCGGCGGTGAAAATTGAACATCCCTTGCGGGCATGTACCTATATGAAACTTGAAGGGTATAGTTTGGTTTATCCTAACTAATTGGCTCTGACGTTCTGGCCCGGTGGCAGTAATCAATCACGCCTTTCCGCGTCCGGGGTGTGCCGTAAAGATAAGAGAGATGGGCGGCTACCTCGCCATGAGAGAGCCGTTGTGATGCAACGAGGATGTAACAGCGTTCAAGGGTGGTGAGGGGTTTCCCGCTGGTCAAGTGGTCCCCCCGTACTGATACGAGTGATCCCGTGCTACCCGGAGAATGAACCGATCAATCTTCCCGATCCGGTTCTCCAGTTCGATGTTGGCGAGCTCCAGCGCCTTCACGCGGTCCTCGATAGTGGGCTCCGGTGCTGCCATCGGGCGCACGGGCTCGGGGATCCCCTCCACCATCGTGATCACCTGTTCTGCGGGCGGTTCCTGCTTCTGTGGTTTCTTCTTAATCGTTGACATGATCGAACCTCGTTCTTAATTCGCCGTCGCATTCCCACGCCAGCAGGCCGGCGGGGGTAACATATACCAGTGCCTGATCGGGGCACCCCGTGAGGCTTTCCGGGATTGGGATAGTGATACACTCTTCCAGCAAGCCGAAATCCCCTAGATACATGCAATTGTTTTTCCGATCAACTACCCCAACGGGTTCATGTTCCGTCATGCGTTCATCTTCTCCGTGTAAATCTCGATCAGTTTCGGCAGGACCGCCCCGTTGCTGAACAGCGGATGCACGTTCTCCCGCCGTTCCTGTGCAAGCGCGAACTGCACGAGACAATCCTCATGCCTGCCCTGCTCTTGGGCGATGATGCCCCGTTTCACGTACGGATCCGGCCATTGCGGGCGGTATGCGATGGCGTCCTCCAGGATGGTGTCAGCGGTCGCCTTGTCGCCCTGCAGGTAATAGCACTCCGCTTTATCGCACATCGCCCGGTGCTTCTCGGCGTCCCATGCGGAGATCGGGAGATACTTGTCGAACCACTGGATCGCCTCGTCATACCTGCCGGCATACATCAGTTCCCTCGCGTAGTAGAACGTATAGCGGGGCAGCTCCTCCGGCTTGCAGTCCGGGATGACCTTCTCCAGCGTTGCCATGTTCCGGGGGTTGTTGTTCCGCGTGCGGGGTTTCCGGTGCCAGACTTCAATATTGGATATCATCATCCTGGCACGGTCGTAGTTCTGGCACTCGTGGATCTTCCCTTCCCACCTCATCGTGTCGTACCTGGTGAGCCTCGCCATCGCGTTATCCGTGAGCGGTTTCCCGTCCTGATCCTGCGAGGTGTAATAATGGGCGGTGATACTGTCGATGCTGTTCTCGTTGGCGTACCGGACCGCTTGCCGGACATAATCAACAGACGCGGGGTCCAGCACGTCATCGGCATCCGCGAACATCCGCCACGGGTAGAGGCAGCGGTCGAGGGCATAGTTGCGGGCGGCACTGAAATCGTCGATCCAGTGGAAATGATAAATCCGTGCACCGAGGTCCCACGCGATCTGTTCTGTCCTGTCGGTTGTCCTGTCATCGAGCACGAGCACGATATCGTCGCAGGCTTCCCGGAATGACGTGATGCACCTGCCTATCGTTTCCTCCTCGTTATACGCGATGATATAGAGGGAGATCCGCTCTTCGTGGTTCATGCTCTCGCCTGCCTGTACTGTTCGTAGCACCGGCACCCGGGGAACCTCGGGGGCTCCTGGTCGCCGCTGGTGTGCGGCTGGTCAATGGGGATCCAGCCGTCCCCCTCGTTCTCCTCGCACCCCTCGGAAACGCGGTCATCGTGGGAAGTGGTCCACATCTTCTCCATTTCGATCCCGTCATCAACGATGGTATCCGCAAAGGCCCGATTGCCCGCCTC